TGCTGCGGCAGATGTTGCCGTGGCAAACAAATAACACTCTAATCATCTATTTTTAACTCCTTTTTCATCTCGGATTATCTCGGTTTTTCCTTATTTTTCAAGCATTTGCGCACTTTTTCAGTCTATCAAGGTTTTTACCATTTCTCGGCTTATTTTGGCTTATCTCAGCATGTTTCTTCCTTCAAATGGTCTAAAATGGCCTCAGATTTCAAATTTAGACCAGCCGACATTTGCCGTTCTCCTATGTCTGAAATCTTTAATTTTCCGAAATAATTTGGTCTAAATTTTTTTGTCCTTATTCAGTCTGATTTAGACCACAATCACCTTCAAAGCCTTGAGTTTGCTGACTTTTTAGCCATTTTACGAAATGGTCTAAATTAGACCATTCACCCCATCTTTTTGAATTTAACCTTGTTCTCCTTCATACCTAACTGCCGAAACTCATTTTCAGCTTCTGCCTGCTTCTTGGCAAGCTTCTCCACTTCTTCTCTCGCATCATCCAGCTTAAGATGTGTATAGGTATTAAGAGTGACACTGATATCCGAATGCCCCATCAGATACTGAAGTACCTTTGGATTCATTCCGGACTTAGCCATATTAGAGCAGTATGTGTGTCTGCATACATGAGGTGTAATTTTAGGAAGCTGTACACGATAGATGCTGTTGTATTTGTCAACCGCATGCTGGAAATATTTCTCCCAATGCATTGCCACCATAGGTTTACCGTCCTTATCAAAGCAAAGGAAACCTGAATAACCATCAATCATAGGTTCTACCTTCGGTGGTCTGCGATTTTTCAATATACGCTGAAAGCATTCGTATACATCATCCTGCATCGGAATTACTCTTGTACCAGCATAGGTCTTTGTCGTATCAATATAGACCAACGTCCCAGTCTTCTGAAGCTGGTGGTCAATATTGATGGTTCTGTTCTCCATATCCAAATCCTTAACCGTCAATCCTGTAAATTCCGAAATACGCATCCCTGTCTTAAACAGAATGTACATACCGTCATAATACTTGCTATAGTGCGTATCATTTTTAATGAAATCAAGGAAAGTTCTTTCCTGTTTTCTTGTAATGGCCTCACGAGTGACCGCATCATTTACCACCACAGTTGCCAGTTGAAATTCAAATGGATTCTTTCTTAATATATCATCATCCACTGCCATCTGAAATGCCGGTCTAACTACCCCTCTGATGGAATGAATTGTCGAATAGCTTTTCTTATCCACCTGCTGCAATCTAATCAACCACTCCTTTGCATCCGACAATCTGATTTTATCAATTCGTCTTGCGCCAAAGGGATCTTTATCCAGCAAATTGATTACGGTACCATAACCAGCTCTGGTTGTGTGCTTAACGCCTGTCTTGGTTGCGATGTATTTCTTCACCAAGTCAAGAACTGTCAAGCCTGCGCCATCAGGAGTAATCATATCATCCAAATCTCTGTTGATTACTTTCTCCTGCTCTCGTAAAGGTGCATTATCTCTTTTTCCGGCTGGGATACTATCCGTAGCTACCAATCTCCAGCTGTAAACCGTCTTACGCTTTCCATTGCCATCTATGTATCGGAATTTGTATCGTCCATCCGCTTCTTGGCTCTCTCCTGTGCGAAGAATGCGATTTTTACTATCGCGTCTTTTTTCGCTCATTGAACATCGTCTCCTTTCAAAATCGGGAGAGCCTTGTTGCTTTAATCATATAGCACATAGTATGTATCCGACTATGTATTGATAGTGTACCACAGACAAGGCTCTTTTTCCACAAGAAATTTAAAAACTTTTTTGAACTAAATCACATTCATCTGACTGTCCATATACTTTTCAAACTGCTCACGCTTAATCAACGCTCTGTTGCCGTTCCAGAGAACAAAGTCAGCATCTGAATGTTCCTGAACAAAGAGTTTCAATTTCTTGTATCCGATACCGAAGTACTCCGATGCTTCATTCAATGTTAATGTGTATTTCTGCCACCAAGGCAGTTCTCTCTTCTCGGTCATATCGACACCTCCATAAGATAGTAAGGTTCTTCCCTTCTATCTTCCTAAGCGCCTTTTGCCGAGATAATTCCGGTGAATGACGAAAAAAGTTCAAAAAAAGATCTGCCTTAAAAGCAGACCTTAAAGAATATTATATTATGCAGTACTTTTTTCTAGACGTGAGATTTTGAATGTACCATTTCCTATAGATAATTCGCCTCCCGCAAAACACACAATTCCGGTCGTTCCAAGAAATGTGGCACTAATAATTCCCAGACCAATCAACACTTCTTTCCCATTCAGTTTTGAAAAAGAATCCTTAAAGATATTTGCTGCCATATGTGTATTCTCATTTTTATTTGTTACAATCTGATTCTCATTCATAGTCCATTCCTCCTTTGAAATTACTTATCTGTTGACACTACAAATTCTACATGATATTCTTCTATCAATCAATACTATATGTTATATCGCTGTAAGACTTATTTTTGTTTTCATACGGAGGTTTTAATATAATGAATGACTTAATTAAGAATAAGGAGCAAACTTGGAATAGTCGATTAAAAAAATGTATCGAAACAAAAGGATACAGCCAAAAGCAATTGGCAGAAGACTTTAACAAACGCTTTCATACCAAGTGTACACAGAAAGACATTAGTCGTTGGATAAATGTTGGTTCTGAACAAAGTTCAGGCACCATTGGTTTTCCAAGTTATCAGAACATGGCTTATCTAGCCGATTTTTTTGAAGTCAGTGTAGCATACTTAACCGGCGAAACTGACTTTATTGACTTTGATTACGAAAAAACCAGTTCATTCATCGGTCTCAATCAAGACAGCATAAAAGCACTACGTCAGATTGCCAATTTTAATGCTCCGCATTCAAATGCATGGCAAATACCTGGTGAATCAAACGAAGTACTAAATAAATTCGTTACAGCCAACGATTTCTTCTATCTCATCCAGGCGCTTGCCGAACTTAACGAAACATACTCTGGTCCTAATAAAGAAAAAGCCGCATGGGAAGAAATCTATAAAAGATTTGATAAAGATCTTATTGATGAAGCAATAGATAAAAGAGACGATCATTATGATGAAGGTGATCCCACGCCATCACCTGAATTATGCGAAGCCGTTCAAGCAATAAATGCAGCAATTGACCTCGGATACGAAGATAGTCTAAAAAAAGAATACGATATAGATGTATTCAAATACAGACTTGAACGTACATTTGCTCAATTAATTGAAAATCTGTACCCATCCAAATAAAATACGGGCTCCCTGATACTATCGCATGTATTAAAGGAGCCCAATTCGTTAATTATTTATAATACTTTTTCACAGAAGTCCAAGCTAATCCATCCCGCTCCGGACTTCAATCTACCCCAACCTGCATCAGAGCCTTTCCCACTCTTCACTTCCATAATAGTAAACACCCCAACACCGGTATACATCCCAGTCTTCGCCGCATTCGTCCCAGCACCCTTCCTGATATTCAGATCATCAATACTGACCTTCACCATAAAAGGGCAATCCGCATTTGTCATTCCAGAAGCACCGCCCGAAACCTCAGCCCCATACACAGCCCGTCCATTCCAGTCATAAACTTTATACTCTGGATGCTTGTCAGCCATCGCTTTCGCATTATCAAATACGGAATACGCACCAAGCTGAGATTTTGCATCCTCCCAGCTTTTCCTTACACGATAATACTTCACCACAGCATCCGAAGCACCAGAATTCTTCACATCATACTGCGTCAGTTTCCATTTCTCTATAATACTGCAGAGCTTTTCCACATAAGTAAGACTGGTAGCATAACCACCCTCCTTAATGATCTGCACTGCCTTCTTATAATCTGAGCATCCTTTCAGCCCATCATATCGGAGCTTCTCTCCATTCTTGGCGCCGAGCAGATAAGCACTATGATCCGCAATGGAATCATCCACATTCGGATATTTTCTGAATTCCGCTGTGACTGTCACATAGCTTCCATCTGCCTTCTGCTCCTGTGTCTTCTTTTTATAAATGCTCACACCATCCCAGACCGAACCACTCCAGGTATTACCGGAAAGTGACTTCTTCATTCCAAAACAGTTATTGGCACCCAACGCAAGCTCACTCTTTCCATAACCGCTCTCCAGAATAAACTGGGCCATAGACACCGAAGCAAGAATCCCTGATTTTTTCTGATCTGCAGTAAACAGGGGACCAACCTTTGCAAGCACCTGTTCTTCTGTCAGCCCCTGAAATTCCCCTGCCTGCATCCCTGATGGAATCACTTCCACATTTCCGCTGCCAAGTCTTGAAGTAACCTTCGAAGCCAGATCTCCCAGTCTCGCATAAAGCCAGTCTCCAGGACAGCTCTTATTCGCAAACCACCGGTGTACGGTAATGAGCATTTCATCCGCCTTCGGCTGATAGTTCAGAGACTTATTTTTATCACCAAACCAGAGCAGTTTTTTCTTTCCATTTCTTCTGCAGATATCCTCACACAGATCAACCAGACGCTCATAAACCACCTGATGCATAGCATACGGCTCCGCCTTGTCAGAAGCGCACTCAATCGTCACAGCCCTCTGATCATTCGCATTACTGGAAGTACACCAGGAGCGATTCTTCTCTTCCACATACAATCCGATCCGGCCATTCTTATCAATTCCATAATTTGAAGAAGCCTGGGTAGAAGATTTATGAAACCAGTCTCCCAGACCTTCTGCTGTACACTGACCTACTACACAGTGCGGTGATATTCTGTCAATCCGCTCCGTTCTCAGTCCGGAATGGTTCGGACTGAGCAACATGTACGCCACCAAAGAACTATTACTGTATCCCATAATCACTCACCTTCTTCCTCATCCTCTGATTCATCATCGGAGTCTCCCTCACTTTTGTCATGCAGCTGCTCCAACACCTCCTGCATCTTCTTCGGGATCGGCAGTCCCAGATGCCCTGCATTCTCCAACAGACTCACGCCCTCATTGGAAATATAGAAAAAGATCACCGCTGTCCTCAGCACGGATCCGTTCCCGATCACAGCCACATCCAGAATGTTCGCCATTCCCACAAGCAGAAAGATCAGTACCTTCCTGCAGATTCCCCGGAATCCCACCTCACTGGAAAGCGTATGGTCCGCAAAAGCACACATCACCCCGGTCAGGTAATCGATCACCACAAAAGCGATCAGGGCATACAGAAGCCCGTCACAGCCTCCCATAAACCAGCCCAGCCATCCGCCTACAGCCATAAAAACCATCTGAATAAAGTTCCAAAATTCCTTCATGCCAGAATCCTCCTCCCATGAAAAAAGCAGCCTCCATTTCTGAGAACTGCCATAAATAAGTTTTCTATCTCCATGCCTTGCGGCAGAAAGACCTACATTGTTTCCTCCGTCAGCGTATACGTGATCTTCATCGTTTTGTCCGTATTCTTCACCACCGCTGACGAAAGATTATTGATACTTGCCAGATAAGGCGTCAGAAGATAAGCACACCTGTGCTCCTTCCCGTAACTGCCTCCCCACATAAACACAAAGTTCTTATACTGGAACAAAGGCGTTGCCATGGCTTCAAACCTTGCACTCCCCTGTGTTTTGATCACCCTGTCATCCGCCGTGATCTGGAAATCCCCTGCCACAATCATGTCACCGAGAAGCGTCATATACACCTCACAGGAACCAGCCTCCCCAAGGGATTTCAGTTTGGAAGTAAATCCCAGCGGGATCAGCGTCACATCCGCTGAATTTGCAACATTGATCTTATAAACTCCCTTCTTATCATAAGAAGGCACATACAGATACCCCTTCCTCACACAGCATTTTACATTCCGTTCCGGATAGGAACCGTCTTTTGCCCTTGTGCCCACTTCCGAAAGCTTCGCCTTGGACAGTGTCCAGCTTCCCTCCGTAAAGGAATAATCCTTTTTGGAGATCCGGATCCACACCATCTTCGCATCCCCGGAAGCATTCGGCTCATTGGAAAATCCATACCAGTATCCGTCATGTCCGTCCATAAATTCCCCGTACTTCGTGTAATCCCCCAGGAACGTAAAACTTTCCGTTGTCAGTGTCTGTTCCTCCAGTACGGTATACGTGGTATCATCCAGCTTCTCATTCAGCCCGATGTTAAACACCGGGATCCGGATCTTCGTAATGGTCACACTGGAAGTCCCAAAGGTGATGGAATACAGCAGGTTCTTTTCAAAATCCAGCTCCACTGCCTCAAACAGTGTCATCTGCTTTGCCTTCGGGATATCCCCGATATCCACCTTTTTCAGAAGCAGGAACGTGCTGGCATCCCCTGCCGCACTGCCAAAAGCATTCTGCCCGCCCAGGGCACTGGTCAGTGCCACCGCTGCA